AATCAATCTGCTGCACCAGGATCAATTAGAATTAAATGCAATTTTAATCAATCCGTATTCCTATATTTATTTGCAAGCGGAATAGTTCCTAATAATACTGATTGGCAATTTGATGCAATTGAAAGTGAGTTTTACAATAAGACAACTATTAATCCTGGTGATTACACATTTACTTACATTGCATTTATTAGACCATTTACCGGTACTAATAGTAGTAGCTTTAGCTTTGCTCTTAGATACAACGGAGGTACAGTAGATTCAAGAGATTTAAGTAGAAACATTATTAGTAGAGTTAATGTTGAAATTACAGTTGGGTCAAGACCAAATAATGTATTTACAGGTCAATTATTATTTGAAAATACTTATAAAGAACCAGGTCGTAATGATGTATTTACAAATCAAGTATTTACATTACCTGCTCAAAGTTCTACTGTTCTTAATAGTATAGAAATTTATGTTAATTCTGAAGGTTCATTTAATTACAACATATTTAATACTGCCAAGACAATAAGATACAAATTGCAAAATAGCAACTCTTGCCCTGTTGGTGCTTATATAGCTAGTGCAGGCCCTTTAGGTATAACAATGCAGAATGACGCATTTGGAAACTTGGTTCCTTGTTAATTACAAAATAAATAGTTTATATTTGTCTTGTAATCATTATAATATATGGTTGATTCTTATAGAAAACTAATAAACAAACAAATCAAAATGAAGAAAACGTACAAAGACTTGTATATGGTTGCTGCCTATTGTGCTGCTAACATTTACAACAAGGAAACTAAAGGTCAAATCAAATTGAATAAGATTCGTGAGAAATTACAAACTTATTTAGATGAATACACCGAGTTGAGAGATGCTTTGAGATTAGAGTACGCAATGGTTGTTACTGAAGGAGAAAAGAAAGGAAAGGTTATTATTGAAGAAGATGGCAATTATGCTTACACTCAAGAGAACTTACCTAAGTTAAATAAAGCAGCAAAAGAATTAGCTGACAAAGAATTTGATTATACTCCTATTGTAATTACAAACCCTGAAGAATTAGAAGTTTATACTTTCTTAAAAGGTTGGGTTACAGGAGTAGATTTTAAAGTAGAATTAGAAGAAGATATAGAATTATAAGATATGGAATACATCATTCGTATTAAGCCAATTGAAGCATTCGGGACGTTAGCAACACGTTTGCACGTTCGTTTGTTTTATGTTCTTTATGGGACAACTCAAAACTGTTTCATTGAGTATAAGACCTTTGATGGTCAAATGATGTACGCAAAGAACTTGACTATCCCTGAAGAAATCATTTCTAAGTGGGGTGTGAATGATGACCTTATCTTAAAGTATATTGTTAAAGCAGAAAATGTAGCTATTGATGACTCTCCTGTTTATATGGTTGATGAGCAAGCACAACTTCAAACTAAAGAAAAGTTGGCTACACCTACAGAGGTTGATTATCAATCTACGGAAGAAATAGTTGCAGAGGCATTAGTAGATGAAACAGTTGTTCCACCTTTAACTGCTGAAGGATAATGAACTTTGATTTTGAGAATGTAATCTTTCCAACCATTATTTCAGCGATTACTGGTATATTTGGTTGGCTTGTAGGCAGAAAAAGAGAGAATGTAGAGGTTGATAGTAATGAAATAGCTAACACTAAAGAAATCATTGAGATGTGGAAAGTAACTGCTAAGGAAATGAAAGAGGAGGTTGCAGAATTGAAAGTTAAGATTGAAGCATTGACTACTGAAGTTCATACATTAAGAGCAGAGAATGTTGAGTTAAGAACCAAACTTGGTATCATTACTAATGAAAATCACAAAGATAAGTAGTAAGGGATTAGAGTTAATTAAGAAGTATGAAGGGTTTAAAGCTAAACCTTATTTATGCCCAAGTTTAGTACCTACTATCGGTTATGGTGCAACCTATTACGAGAATGGCACTAAAGTTAAGTTAACAGATACACCAATCACTAAGGAACGAGCCACAGAACTACTGATGGCTCTTTTAGTTCCCTTTGAGAAAGCAGTAGATTCTTACTGCGTAGATACAATCAATCAGAACCAGTTTGACGCTTTATGCTCGTTTGTTTATAATTGTGGCAATAACGCATTAAAGACTTCTACCCTACTCAAGAAACTTAATAAGAATCCTCAAGACGTTACAATTCGTAACGAGTTCCTTAAATGGAATAGGGGAGGAGGCAAGGTTCTTGCAGGATTAACCAAAAGAAGGCAAGAGGAGGCAGACTTATACTTCTCTTAAACAATTAATCACAAACAACATGAAAAACTTAACAATCTTATTCGGTATAATTCCGATATGTTTATCCTTATCTTGCAAACCAATTAAAAGAACTACTTCTACTTCAGTAGTAACGGTTCACGATACTATCAGAGATATAAGAATAGTAGAAAGGTATAAGCAAGTTACAGATACACTTGTAATAGACAATCCTTGCGATTCTTCGGGCATTCTAAGCAACTTTTATAGCAAAATAGTAATACCACAAGGGAAGGTTATAATTAGGTCTTTAAATGGCAAGATTCAGGCTACAGTCAACATTGATTCAATTCAATCTGTGTACGAATCTAAGTATAAGTCATTGGTCAATAAAAATGTAGAAACCGAGAAGATATTCATCAGAACTAATGTAGTTCCTTCTTGGGCAATAATTACAATCTTTATAGAAAGCTTAATTATCTTATTGTATTTCTACTTTAAGTTTATAAACCCATTTCGATGAAAACATGGAAAGAATTAGTGATTGATGCTATTAATATGCACCGATCAGAAGGCATTAGCAAGCACGAAGCTTCAAGGAGAATTTCAGAAGGTACAGAACACTCTCCTGAAAATATTCGTAAATCAATGAGTAGATACGAAAAGAAGATGGATCACGCAGCTTTAGATGTAGAATCTACTGCAATGGGTTTCCCGTTAGATAATGTATCATCCTATTGGTTGAAATCTAAACATATCTCTGTACACGTTAAAGGTGACACACAAACTACAGATTACTTTGCTGAAATAGAAAAGATAGTAGGTGAGTATAATCCTGATACAGTTAGGCAAATACCTAGAATAGAAACACCATCACCTAAAGCAATTAAGGCAACACTTAGTGATATGCACGTTGGCTTAGAACCTAATCCTAATAACAAATCTTTATTCTCTTACGAGTACAATGCAGAAGTATTTAAATCAAACCTTGACAAAGTTTTTAATAGTATTCTCAAGGAATATACCGCTAATGGTAGATTTGATTTGCTTATTATAGATGACTTAGGAGATGGCTTAGATGGATGGGATGGTTTAACTACTCGTGGAGGCCACAAGCTTGAGCAGAACATGAGTAACCAGGAAGCATTCAAAAGTTTCGTTGAAGGGAAACTTATGCTAATAGAGAATTGTATTCAAGCAGGTATAGCTAATGAAGTATTAGTTAGGAACGTAGCTAATGACAATCATAGTGGTTCTTTTGCTTCTATTGCTAACATGGCCATTCAAATGATTCTTAATAGAACTTATGGAGATGAATCTGTTAAGTTTTACATCTTAGAAAGATTTATGGAGCACTTTAAATATGGTATGCACACTTACATTCTTACTCATGGTAAAGACTCCCAGTATATGTTTAAGGGATTACCTTTTGAGTTAAATGACAAGGCTACATCTTTCATAAACGATTACATTGACCACTACGAAATAGACAGTCCTTTTATTCACTTAGAGAAAGGTGATTTACATCGTATTGGTTACTCAAGAACCAAGAAGTTTGATTATCGTAATTATATGTCATTTGCTCCACCATCTGCTTGGGTGCAACATAATTTTGGCGATTGTTATTCCGGGTATTCAATTGAGATTATTCCAAAGTTTAGCGGAGAAATCTCTCACACAGACTACTACTTTGATTTAAGCAAGAAATTATAGTACCTTCGTAGCATACGTTTTCATGTATGTTTGTTTGGGTTAGGTTTCGGTAAATGGGGGGCAATTGCTCCCTTTTTACTTTTAAAAACAAAAATACCCACCAACAAAGTCAATGGGTATTCTACATAAACATTATGAAATCAAATCTACTATCTTAAAAGATATTCTTTCTGTTAAAAATATCTTGTTCACTTATTCTTGAGGTTGCTACATCTACAAACATATCATGGGTAGCAGTATTACCATCTCTGTTCTTTAAGAAGATATACTCTAGCTTATTATTAAATGTAACATTAGGATTGTTGTTCTCTCTTGCCTCCTCGTAAGCATAATAATCTTCTCGGTACAATCCCACTACTACGGATGCCATTTGCTCTATCTTTCCTGATGATCTTAGGTCAGAAAGCTTAGGTCTGTGACTACTTCTTCCTTCGGATGCTCTGTTAAGTTGTGCAGCACATACAAAGGGTATGTTAAGTTTTTTAGCTAAAGACTGTATCTTATCGGCGACAGTTCCTACCATTGCTACCTCATTAGAAGCATTAATTGTGCTATCTGTCATTAGTTGCAAATAGTCAATCATAACCATCTTAATATTCTTTTCTCTAACTATCTTTTGTATCATGCTAGATAAATAATTAACATCTCTGTTAGCACCATCATACCAAGTGATTGGTAACTTTTCTAATCTAGTTACTGCCTCTGATTGCACACTTGTAAATTGCTCAATACTTATCCTTCCAGTCTTAATCTTAGAGTAAGGTGTAGGATTATCTAATTGTCCTGAAATCATTCGGTAAATTAAAGACATTACAGGCATCTCTAAGGAAAGGAATAGGACATTGTAATTAAGTTCTGCTGCACACCTTGCGTGTTCAAGTAATGTAATGGTCTTTCCTTGTCCTGGTCTTGCAGCAAACAAGATAACATTACCTTTTAACCAACCTCCTGTTATCTCATCTAATTTAGGGTATCCTGTAGGCACTCCTGATAAGTTACCATTGGTCATTACATCACCCAAATTGTTAACTGCTAAAAGTAAAGCATCTTTCATTGATACTACTTCTTCGCTATTGTCTTTTACAACCTCGTTACTAATTGTGTTGTTAATCTTGTCTAGTAGGGTAAAGTAATCCACTCCGTTAACTAAGTCAGAAGTTATCTCCTTAGATAATGTTAATAAATCTCTTTTGCCTTTTAATTCGGCTAACCAAATCAATAACTCTCCTGCATTAAGTGGTGACTTAGTTGATTGTGCAGTCATCACAGATGCCCAGTCTTTACTTCCCTTTGATTTAAGCCTTAATATTACATCTGATAAGGTGAATGTACCTTTCTCGGAAAATAACTCAACACAAGTCAAATAAACATTGCGTGTGGACTCAAAGTGAAATACATCAGGCTTAATTATCTTTTGTACTTCTTTGGTGTAAGTTGGATAGTTACAAAGAACTGCTATGAGTTCCTGTTCGGTATCTAAATCCGTTAGTGATATTGTTTGGTTTGATTTCATAACTTGAATAGACGCATTTAAAATGTAATATTATTGTTTATTTAAAGCTATATCTTTAAAATAATTTTTATTTATTAAATATATGCCTTTAAATATGTTTTGTTATTAAAACTTAAATGCACTTGCAGTTTGCAAGCTTTCAATCTTTCTTGGCATATACCCTTCATCTTCCCAAGTTCTTTGATTTAAATAAGTTGTTGGGTTCTTTCTAAACTTAATATCGGGTGTTGATTTTAAGTAGAACGGCAAAGTTTCAAATATTTTATCAATTTCTTTCATTGATAGCTTAATAAACTTTGTCTTTGAATCCTTAGTGCCTACCTTTTTATTATAAACTTCCCAAAACTTCTCAAAAAGATGTTCTTTTAGGTTTACTTCTTCAAGTATTGCTTGAGCACTTACTTGTGGTAATGTTGGGATGTTTATCTTCTTGTCAATGTGGTAGATTAAGTCTAATCCTTGAGTACCAGTTAACTTAGTTTCATTAAGTGAATCAAGTAGTTCTTGATCCTTGATAGAGTATAGGAACTTACCTAATACTTCTTGGAGAAAATCTCC